GAACCGTATCTGTTCCAGAAAATGATAGTTACGAACCCGAAGCAATTCGCCGATTACATGGACAAGCTTGGGCTGGAACAAGCCATTGAAGATGCCGTGATTTCTTATGATTGAAAAAACAATCCTGTCCAGCCGTGAAGAATGGCTGAAGCACCGAATGCAGGGTATCGGCGGCAGCGAGATCAGCGCCGTTGTGGGCCTGAATCCCTATATGTCCAATGTGGATTTGTGGGAACGGAAGCTGGGCATTGTGGAACCGGAGGACATAAGCGACAAGCCATATGTGCAATACGGCAACCGGGCTGAATCGCTTTTGCGGGAACTTTTCAAGCTGGATTTCCCACAGTATGAGGTTTTTTACGAGGAAAACAACAGCTTTCGGAATTCAAAGTACCCGTGGGCGCTGGCTTCCCTGGATGGTTGGCTTCGAGACGAAAAGGGCCGTGTGGGTGTTTGGGAGTGCAAAACAACCAATATCCTGCAATCCAGGCAGAAAGAGAAATGGAACCATCAGATTCCAACGAACTACTTCTGCCAGGTTTTGTTCTATATGGCCGTCATCGAGGCGGATTTTGCAATCCTGAAAGCCCAGCTGAAGACGGAATTTGAAGGGGTTCCGTACCTGCAAACTAGGCATTACTTCATTGAGCGGGCCGACGTGCAGGACGATATCGATTATCTGATGAAAAAGGGCGCTGAATTTTGGGAATGCGTCAAAAATAAGGAAAAACCGGCACTTTTGCTGCCGGAAATATAAGGAGGTAAACATATGAAAGTAAACGGTAAAAAGCTAAAACTGGCTATGATGAGGGCTTGCATGTCCCAAAGGGAGCTTGCGGAAAAATCCGGGTGTGGCCTTACGGTCATTTCTAAAACTTGCGGTGAAAAATCAATGCCAACAATCGCAACAATTGGCAAGATTGCCAAAGCGCTTGGCGTAGACCCCACAGAAATCATTGACATGGAGGATTGAATTTTGGAATTGAAAATCACTGAATTACAGGTTCCCGGCAAGATTTCCTTCAACTATGAGGATTTGAAGCGGGAGCTGACGGAGAAGGTCAAGGAATATGGTTCCCTGGTATACACGGAAGCCGAAATCCGGGAGGCAAAGGCAGACCGGGCAAACCTGAACCGACTGAAAAAGGCACTGAATGACGAACGCATTCGGCAGGAACGGGAGTTCATGAAGCCCTTTGACGAATTCAAAGCCCAGGTACGGGAGCTTTGCGGAATCGTGGACAGCGCCGCTTCGGCCATTGATACCCAGGTAAAGGCTTTTGAGGATGCCCAGAAGCAGAAAAAGGCCGATGAAATCAAGGCGTATTGGGATTCCAAGGAAGCCCCGGACTGGATGCGCCGGGAAAATCCCAAGTGGCTGAACGCTTCCTGCCCCATGAAAACCATTGCGGCGGAAATTGACGGGCTGCTGCTTCAAGTCCAGAAGGACATGGACACGTTGGACAGCATGGGAGTTTGCTTTGAGGCCGTCCAGAAATACCAGGCTACGCTTGACCTGAATGCCGCCATTGCCGAAAATGCCCGGATCAAGGCCCAGGCGGAGGCAAAGGCGAAGTGGGAAGCGGAACACGCACAGATGCAGATTCCGGTCAATACACAGCCCGAACCTGCTGAAAGCCCTTCCCCGGAAGTTCAGCCAGCGCAAGCGGAAGTACACTCCGTAGGAGGAACCCCGGTTATTCGCTCCTGGATCGGGTTTCAAGCTTACCTGACAGCCCAGGAGGCAAAGGAACTAGGTAAATACCTCCGGGATAGAGGTATCAACTTTAGACCAATACCTAAAAACGAAAGGAACGTTGAAAAATGGCAGTAACCAACAAACTACCCCAGAATCAAATTGCAAAGAAAGAACAGTCCACTTCCTTCCAGGTGAACGGAATGGAAGTTACCCTGACCCCCTCTGTTGTCCGTAACTACCTTGTTTCCGGCAGCAAAGACCGGGTGACGATGCAGGAAGTCGCCATGTTTATCAATCTTTGCAAGTTTTCCGGCCTGAATCCCTGGCTGAAGGAAGCCTATTGCATCAAGTACGGCAATGAACCCGCAACTATGGTGGTGGGCAAGGAAGCGTTCACGAAGCGGGCGGAATCGAACCCGGCATACGATGGGCAGAAGTCCGGCATTATCGTTTTCGATGAAGAAACCGGAGAGCTTGACCACAGAACCGGAACCTTCTATATGCCTGGTGAAAAAATCGTGGGCGGTTGGGCCGAGATCTTCCGGAAGGACAGACAATACAGCACCCGGGTTGAAGTCAGCTTTGACGAATACGCCGGACACAAGGCAGACGGCAGCTTGAACAGCCAGTGGAGCAAGAAGCCCGCTACCATGATCCGGAAGGTTGCCCAGGTGCAAGCTCTGCGTGAGGCTTTCCCCGGGAATCTGGCCGGTTGCTACACGGCGGAGGAGCAGGGGCAGGAAGAGCCCATTGGATTTGTTGAGACAATCCCCGCAGAGCAGCCCCAGGAGCCGGAGGAAACGCCGGAAGCCCCTTCCCAGGACGTACAAGCAGCGCTTTTCGGGGGTGACTGATCATGCTTAACCACATTACCGTTATGGGCCGTCTGACCCGTGACCCGGAGCTGAGACGCACAGGAAACGGGATCGCCGTTGCAAGCTTCACGGTGGCCGTTGACCGGGACATTGCCAACAAGGAAACCGGCGAACGGGAAACAGACTTCATCGACTGCGTAGCGTGGCGAGGCACGGGGGAATTCGTCTCCAAGTACTTCAGCAAAGGCAGCATGGCAGTTGTTACCGGGCGGCTGCAAATACGCAATTGGACGGACAAGGACGGCCAGAAGCGGCGCACGGCGGAGATTTTGGCCGACCATGTGTATTTCGGCGGTGCGAAAAAAGACGGCGGGCAGTCCGGCCCAGCGCCCCAGGACGAACCGGAAGCGTTCGGAGAAATCACCGGTGAGGATGAACAACTTCCGTTCTGACCGGAAGGAGCAGGGCGGAACCCGGGAGCTGCGTTTCTGAAAATAACTAAATCAAAATAGGGGTTTTCTCTTCGCAAAACGCAGTTCCCGGAATTTAACTTAAAATTTTGAACCAACAGAAAGGATTTGAAACAATAGAAAAAATTCAACTTCAGGAAATCATCGGCGGAGCCTTGCAGGAACAGTTCGAAAAGTCGTTTCTGCGGGTGGTGGAGAACCTGGCCGACCCGAACACGCCATACAAGGATTGCCGGAAGATCAGCATTGAACTGAAGTTCACGCAGAACGAGGCCCGGGACGATGTTTCCTGCGCCGTGAAGGTGTCCGAAAAGCTGGCCGCACAATCCCCCATGCAGACGGCCTTTGCTATCGGCAAGAACCTGAAGACCGGTGAGCTGTTCGCCGAGGAGTACGGCCGAAACGTCCAGGTCAAAGGGCAGCTGTCCGTTGATGACGTAGCAGACGTTCCCGTTGACCCTGCAACCGGGGAAGTCCTGGAAGAGCCGCAGAAGCCGTCTGTTATCGACCTGCGTACCGCAATTGCAAAGTAAGGAAGGAGAATAACTCATGATCAAGGAAGCTTTACAGTACATTGTGGGCCTGTCCGCCCCCGTCGTTCAGGAAATCGGCGACGAAACCTATTCCGACAAGCCGCTGCACCGGGTTGACTTTTCGCCACTTGCTGACCCCATCCAGCTGTCTACCCTGGAAAGCCTGGTGGACTACATCAAGTCCAACGTGGACAACATGGGGCCGAACTGGGGGGATGAAATGTTCATCCACGTTGTAAGCCCTACGAAGGTAAAAATGTATTCCACCCTGAACGCAAACCGGGAACGGGAATACATTGCGGAAGTCACGGCCAACGTCCCCAGCTTCGATTTCAACCGCTGGATTGACCATGAATCTTTCTGCATTTCCCTTCAGTCCAAGTTCCTGCCCAACGAAGACCGGGCTTTGCTGCTGAAGTTTGCTGGAACCGTGGAAAGCGGCACTATCGCCGAATACGGGGACGATGGCATTACCCAGAAAGCCACGGTGAAGGTTGGCATTGCAAAGAAGGGTGAAGCCGTCATCCCGAACCCCGTCAGCCTGGTTGCGTACCGCACCTTCATTGAGGTAGAACAGCCGAAATCCCAGTATATTTTCCGGATGCAGGACAGAAACGGCATTCAGTGTGCTTTGTACGAAGCAGACGGCGGCGCATGGAAAATCGACGCTATGCGCAAAATCAAGGCGTATCTGGAAACGGCCCTTGAGGGCGTGGAAGGTTACACAGTGATTTCCTGATTCCTATAGCCCTTGGCGGTGGGAGGTCAAACCGCCATACCAAAGAAAGGGCGTGACGAAATGGTTACTTGTTTTCTGATCCCGGGCAAGCCGCAGGGAAAGGGCAGACCCCGGTTTAATATGGACACAAAGACGGTACATACTCCGGAAGCTACACGGCGGTATGAACAGACTGTGCGCTATAGCTATCTTTCCGCTATCCCGAACGGGCAGCGGGTGCATTCCGGCCCGTGCCGTGTCGAAATTGACGCTGTTTTCACCGTCCCCAAGGCGTGGAGGGTGGCAGACCAGAAAGCCGCCCTTGCGGGCGCTATCACGCCGGAGAACAAGCCGGACTGTGACAATATCGCAAAAGCGGTGTTGGATGCCCTGAACGGCATTGCCTACAAGGATGATTCCCAGGTTGCGGACTTGATTGTACGAAAGCGGTTCGGGGAAGAAGCCCACGTTTCTGTCAGGATCGAGAGCAACGGGGGTGAACTGCGGTGACACAGTGTGAAAAAATCATTCGGCACATGGAGGACTTCGGCAGCATCAGCAGTTTGGAGGCTATGCAGGAATATGGGATCATGCGGCTTGCTTCCCGTATCGCAGACCTGAAGAAAGCCGGGGTTCCGGTGCAGAAATACACAGTCCACGGGATAAACCGTTACGGGGAGCCTACCAGCTACGCACGGTATGCGCTGGACTGCGGGAAGACAAATGGCGAAAGCGAGGCGGCGGGATGTGGCAGAAGTCCAGTGGATAAAAATCACGGTCAATATGTTTGACAACCGAAAAATCAAGCACCTGCGGCACTTGCCGAATGGTGACAGCATCGTCCTGATATGGGTCATGCTGTTGACTATGGCGGGCCGGTGCAACGCCGGGGGCATGATTTTTCTTACCGAAAACATCCCGTATACGCCGGAAATGCTTGCAAACGAGCTGGATTTTGAGAAATCCACGGTACAGCTTGCGCTAAAGGCGCTTGAAGATCTGAACATGATATCAACCACAGAAAAAGGGTTTCTTCAGATTGACGGCTGGGAAGACCATCAGAATATTGACGGCATGAACAAAATCAGAGAGCAGAACCGCATAAGGAAGCAGAGGCAGCGGGAAAAGCAAAATCTTCTTGAATCTGCGTCACGTGACAGTCACGTGACAGTCACGCCATGTCACGCAACAGATAAAGAAGAAAAAGAAAAGAATAATAATATTATATATAGGTCTGTTGTGGATTACCTGAACACAAAGGCCGGAACCAGGTACAAGCACACTTCAAGCAAGACCCAGACCTGCATCCATGCACGGCTTGAAGAGGGCTTCACCCTGGATGACTTCAAGGCTGTCATTGACAAAAAGTGTGCCGATTGGATAGGGACTGAGTGGGAAAAGTTTCTACGGCCTGAGACCTTGTTCGGTACGAAATTTGAAGGGTATCTGAACGCTAAACCTTCCAAGGGGCACAAGCCTAGCACGGTAGGCCCCAACGGTATCAATATTGACCCGTCACTGTATGACGATGACTTAATATCCCATTTCTAGGAGGTACGCACATGGAAACCATGGCTGAATCTCTGTTGGGTGCGATTGCGGCGAACGCCGCCGCCCATGCGGAGACAGACACCGAATATCTGGCCGATGACGGCCTATTGCATTGCAAAATCTGCGGGGGCAAGCGTCAGACCATTATCACCCCGCCATTTCCCGGGGCAGTCCCCCGGACTGTCCGCTGCTGGTGCAACTGCCCCACAGAGTATGACCGGCTGAAGGAACGGGAAAAACAAATCAAGGTGGAGCAGCACAGAAGCGTTTGCTTCCGGGGTACGGAGGAAATGCGGTATTGCACCTTTGACAAGGACGATGGGAAAGGCCCTTCACAGCTTGTACAAGCGGCGAAAAAATACGCCGATGATTTTACCGAAAATCTGAGGAAAGGGGCGGGTCTGCTGTTCTACGGCCCCGTAGGCACAGGCAAGACATTTCTAGCCGGGTGCATTGCAAATGCCGTCCTTGCCCAGGGCTACCGGGTGCGGATGACAAACTTTGCTACCATTGCGGATGAACTGTGGAGCGTCGAGGACAAAGCGGCGTACATAGATGATCTTTGCAAGTACTCTCTTTTGATTCTGGATGATCTGGGCGTGGAGCGCAAAACCGAGTATATGCAGGAAATGGTCTACAAAATCGTGAACGCCCGGTACATTGCCGGAGCGCCGGTCATTGTCACCACCAACCTGACCCCGAACGAGCTGACGCAGACCGCTGACATGGGCTATGCCCGGACATATGACCGGCTGCTAGAAAAGTGTCTGCCTATCCAGGTCAGCGGAAAGAGCCGGAGGCGGGCCGCTGCCTCTGACGCTTGGGGCGAAATGCGGCAGAAGCTGGGGCTGTAGGGGTGCGGGAATGAGCAAGTATTGCAAGGTTTGCCGTGCCCCGGCGCAGGAACTGGACAAGCAAGGCCGCTGCCGGTCTTGTGCGGTGGTTTTAGCTGCTTCCCATGCAGGAATGAGCTACGGGCAGTATATGGCCCTGAACGGCTACCACGAGCCTTTCACGCCGGTTGTGGTGGACGTGGAAGAGAAAGCGGAAGTTAGGCGCTGCCAGTGGTGCGGGGCGGTTATCGCCCCCGGCTCTGGCGGGCGGAAGTTCTGTTCCTATGACTGCTACTACGCAAACGTCCTGAACAAGGAACGGGAGGCACGAAAAGAAATGAAGAAAATGGAGGAATCAAAAAATGGCGAAGTTCATTAAAGTACACCGTAAGGGCGAAGAACTGCTATTCAACATCGAAAAAATTGTTTGCATTACCAGCACGGGCGACGGTAAGTGCGGATTTGTAATTGGTGACGGGTCTCCCTTCTTTGTGGATGAAACTTACGAGACCGTGCGGCAGATCATCGGCAATGCCCAAGGCGGGTTCCCGATGGAGCCGGGCCGGATGTATTAAGGGGGACTTAGCGTGAGTGACCAAGTGCAGCTTGTAACGCTACTGTTCAAAAATCTGCGGGAATCGGTAATGTTTTTCGGGGCGACTGGCGGGTATTCCTACGGGAACGGGAACTGGATGGACAAGAACCACGGGAAGACCGCAATCAAGCGGAAAATCACCCTGCTGCGGCAGGAGCTGCTTAACCTGGAAAGGATGTTGTAAAATGCATGACGTAAAAGTGAACATGGAGGGAACAGCCGTTTCCCCTGGGCCCGCACCAATCAGCGGGATACTGGACGGCGCTTGCAATCTGGCGGAAACCGCATTGGAAATGGCTATGAAGATCAACGCACACTGTTTCGGGGTTCAGCCGAAAGATGAAAAAGAACTTGCCCCGAAATGTATGCGAGATGTAATGATAAACCATGTGGAATGCCTGAAAGCTATTTGTGCTGAATTGGAAGATATCATGCATGGATTGGGGGTGTAGCTATGGATGGAATTAG